GTAGCAACCGTCATGTCGGAGTCATAATCATATATTTCAATTTCACCTAAATCTGGTAAATCTTCAGGTCTTGCTAAGTGTTTACTGATATCAAAATCACTATTTTCTGACTGAATCTCATCAAATTCATCTTTGATTCTATTCTTTTCGTTTTCGGTTTTTGACATAGAAGACGGTTTTTACAATATATATTAAAAAATATCTTTTCCTAAAAATGGCTTTTACAAAAGACAACTCACAAGAAAGACAAATGGTCTTTACAACAAGACTAGTTGATGAGGCAACAGATAAGATAAATGATGGTGTAGTCGTAAAGAGATATCAGAATCCTTGGTTGAAATCAGAGGTTGGTCTTAGAAGAGCAGGTGTTACTTTTAAGATGACACCGGAAGAACAACAAGAGTATGTTAGATGTGCTCTTGATGTGCATTATTTTACAGAGAAATATTGTAAAGTTAAAACAGAGGATGGTTCTATTAATAATATCAGACTTAGAGATTACCAGGTAGAAATACTTGATAATTTTGTTAATAATAGATTTAACATATTGATGGCATCTCGTCAGGTTGGAAAATGTTTTTCTTTTAATACTATAATATCTATTGAAAGAGATGGTTTTCAATACGACATTAGATTTGGAAAGCTTTATTATACAATGATTTCCAAAGAAAGAAAGTTAACTTTTTTAGAAAAAATAAAGATTAAATTATATGATTATCTATATATATTGGAAACCGCTTACCGACTTGATAGGAAGCCGTGAATATAATATATATATAAATAAAAGATAAATTTTTATGAAAATAGATGATAATATAGAAACGGTTACATGTAGGATATGTGGTGAACAATGTAAGCGAATATATGGTAAACACTTAAAATATAAACATAATAATATGACCACTGAGGTTTATAAGAAATTATTTCCTGGCGCACCTATAATGGCCCTTTCTGATGTTAAGAATACAACCAAGAACGGTGGGATTCATATGAAACAGGAAAAATATAAAAAAATGTTTTCAGAAAAAATAAAAGGAGAAAAAAATCCTAACCATAAATCTAAAACAATTGAGTTAGAGAGAAAATCAAGAAGCCCATTTTCAAAAGAATTTATAAAGTATAAGGGTGTAGATAATGTTGAAGAATATATAAGTGAATTCGCTAAAGAAGCTATTAAAGAGAGAATACACCCTACCACGTTGGGATATTATATCAATAAGGGATATTCAATTGATGAATCTAAAAATCTATTGAAAGAGAGACAAAGAACATTTACGTTAGATAAGTGTATTGATAAACTTGGTAAAGAAATTGGTTATAGTAGATGGTTAGATAGACAAGAGAAATGGCTTAGTAATTATAAAAAAGTTAATTATAGCGCTATAAGTCAGGAGATGTTTATATCAATATATAATGAGTTGGTTAAATTAGGTTTTGATAATAAAGTTTATTTTGCTAGGTTAGATGATAATAACCAAATACATGATACAAATAGAAATTATGAGTTTAGGTTAAAGTTAAATAATTCGTATATACTTCCTGACTTTTTTATACCTGATTTGAAATTAATTTTAGAATTTGATGGGACATATTATCATAGAGATAATCCAGAGAATAAAGAAAGAGAGAGAAAAAGAGACCAAAATATATTAAGATCTGGTTATAAAGTAATGCATATAAGTGAAAAGGAATATATAAATAATAAGGAATTGACTGTCTTAAAAATGGTAAACTTTATATTAAAAGCAAAACAATTGAAAAATGTTTAAATTTTTTACAAATTTCTTAATAGTAATTATCAAGGGTTTAATACAATTAATAGAAAAAATAGAATATAAAAATCTATCATTAGATGAAGATGATATTAATAAAAAAATATTAAATTCTATTAGTGTGTTAGATATAAGAGTAAAAACTGATACCGGTTATGAAAAGCTAACAGATTTATATTTAACACAACCATATAGAAATTATGTTCTAACAACAGATAGATATGAATTACGGTGTGCAGATAATCATATAGTATTTGATAAAAACTATAATGAAGTTTTTGTTAAAGATTTAAAAATTGACGATTTAATATGGACAGAATCTGGTTTAGAAAAAGTTAAATCTTTAAGTTTAGATAGTTTTAAATCATCTATGTTTGATGTTACAGTAGATCATCCAAATCATAGATTATACACAAATGGTATACTATCACATAATACAATATCGTCATCTATTTTCATGTTGCATACTATTTTGTTTAATAATGATAAGAATATAATGATTGTTGCGAACAAAGGAGATACAGCTGTTGAGATTGTTGATAAAATCAAATCAATTTATACATTACTTCCTTTCTTTTTGAAACCCGGTATTAAAACTTGGAACCAAAAATCATTAACATTTGAAAACGGTTGTAGAATTAAAACTTCTGCTAGAACAAAAACTCCAGCTATCGGTTTTACTATTGACGTTCTTTATCTTGATGAGTTTGCGCATATTCCTTCAAATATTATTGAACCATATTACACCGCGGCTTTTCCAACCGTATCCGCTGTTCAGAATTCAAAAATTATTATTACTTCTACCCCTAATGGTATGAATTTATTTCATAAGCTACTTACTGATGCTGAAAGACCTGATGGTGACCCTTTGAAGAATAACTATAAACCGATGAGGGTTTACTGGTATCAGGTTCCTGGTAGATTTGTTACTTATATAAGGCTAAATGCTCATAAGTTATATGAATATGGCGTTACTAAAGAAGACATCTTTAACCTTTGCGTGGATTCTTGGTCAGATGTTACCAAAGTTGAAATGAAGTATAACATGGATACAATGAAAGATATTGTATATGTTTATAATAATGATAAGTGTACAGATGAAGATGTTAAAAAGATGACTTTTGTTGATAAAAACGGTCATGATGTTCCTATATTGGCTATTTCAGAGATAACAACTTGGAAAGAAGAAGCTATCAAAGACATTGGTGGTGAGGATGCGTTTAACCAAGAATATGGTCTTAGATTTATTAACGCTTCTAAATCACTACTAAATGAAGCCATAATAGATGAGTTATTAAGAAATAAAAAGAACTATGTATGGGAGCAAATACCAGAATTTGATAAAAGATTGAAATTTAGTTATCAAGACTTAAAGTGGATTGATGATGAGAACATATTTATACCTATTATGAGAAAAGATTATAAGTTTGTTATCTCGGTTGATATTTCAGAAGGTTTAGGTCAGGACTATTCAATAATTAATATTTTTAGAATATCTGAAAAACCAAAAGACCTTATAGAAATTCAAAAACCAAGTTATAAATCAATTGTTGACTTCTTTAGACTAGAACAAGTAGGTATTTACAGAAATAACTACATATCAGTTAAACAATTAGCCGAGTTACTTTATATGATTGTTTTTGAATATCTTAATCCTGACAATTGTAAAGTTGTTGTTGAGTTAAATAACTATGGTAATACTCTTTTTGCTGAATTACCACATGTTTTTGACGGTAATAATAACTACGGCTCTTCAGTTTTTGTTAGGTATAAACACAGAATAGACTCAAATGAAGAAAAGATAGGACTTAAAGTAGGTGATAATAAAAATCTTATGGTTAAAGACTATCAAGATTTAATGCAATCTAAAGGATTTGTTATTACAAATGAGGATAATATCAGAGAAATTACAACCTTTGTTAAGCATACTACATCAGCTGGTAATACAAGGTATGCAGCGGATGTCGGACATGATGATACTGTAATGACTATTGTTAACGCAACTACAGTTTTTGGTAGACATGATTTTAGTGAAATGGTTGATGAGTGGTCAAGTAAATTTGTTGATAAGGAATTTATGAACTACGTTCAAGAGTCATTAAAAAATATTGACTATGTTGAAGGTGTTGATTATAGTCAGGTATTAAAAGTTCGTAGACAACAGATGAATAAGTTTAAGGGTAAAAATAACTTAAATGGTAATTGGTTTGGTAAATAAAATATATAATGATATGAGCTTATTGGAATCTTTTCCTAAGATATGTCAAGAGTGGGACTATGAGAAAAATAAAAAATTACCATCTGAATATCTACCATACTCAAATAAAAGAGTTAGTTGGGTTTGTAAATATGGTCATAAATGGGATGCTATAATATCCAATAGAACTAGACAAAATAATAATTGTCCGGTTTGTTATAAAAATGAATCTTGGTGTGAGAATTATATATTTTTGGTTTTGTCTCAGGTTTATGATGTTAGAAAATTGAAAAATCCAGAAATTGATATTTATATACCTGAACTTAATGTTGGTATAGAATATGAGTCAAGAATTAGAAATTATGACATACCTAAAGATATAGTTAATACATGGAGTAATAACAATTCTATTGAGATTGAAAAGTGCTTAAAGACTCATAAATATAAATGGATTTGTGATAAATGTAACTCAGAGTATGAGTCATCTTTAAGAGATAGATTAAAGGGTATGTCTTGTCCATTCTGTGCTTCTCAGAAAGTCAACTCTACAAATTCTTTAGCAAGTACACATCCGCACTTACTTAAATACATATCACCTTATAATGAAATAGATCCAAGTAAAGTTACATACGGTACTGGTAAAAAATTAAAATTTATTTTTAATTCAAAAGAATATAATGATACACCGAGGAACTTCAGTAGATATATTAAGTAGTTTTAGCTTGCTTCCATTGTGGCGCTTAAACCAGCACTTCTTAATTTATCTTTCATTGATGTTATAGTCTCAATATCTCCATATTTAACATCACACTTTCCATTGTTATGAACCATTAATGCACATTGATTTGCTTGTTCGTGTTCGTGTTTGCATATTTTCATAAGACAAGTTATAACCCAGTCAAATGTGTTATAATCATCGTTATGAAGAATCAATTTGTATGGTTTTGACAAAATTTCATCTACTTTTGATGATGTTTTCTTTTTTGTAATTGTTGCCATATTAATTTTAATGTTTTAGTATTGTCTATATATTTTAGTATACAGTTTCTTCTTTCTTTATAACATCAACTACTTTTACTGTAACATGGTGTTCAGCGGCCCACTCGTGAAACTTAATAAGGTGTTCGTGTCTGTCGTCATACATAACAAATTCATGTACACCAAGCTCTTCAATCTTTTCTTCAAAGAGTTTTGTTTTGAAGTTATATGTATCACCACCCCAGTTTAGATGGATTTCATCAAATGAAAGATTGTGTTGATTAAGAATTTTTGTTATGTTTTCAAGCATTCCTTCTTTTTTTCTAAGACGACCTGTTGCTAGAATAACATAGTTATCAGGATCTGATACTGCTTCAAGATATTTTCTATAAACCCACTGGTTTACAGGTATGTTAAATATCTCAGGATCAATACTTTCTGATCTACCCCACCAGCCGCTATAAGGCCAGTCTGTTCCAGTTTTCTCTTTCCATATTTTTTCACCTTCTTCAGGCTTAGGTGTGTGGCAAAGTGTATCGTCAAAGTCAAATGCTATAAGTCTTTTATAAGTCATTTTGTGGATTTTTATTTAATTGAGTACAAAGATATATATAAATTTTCAAAAATAAAAGGATTATTAGAATTAATATATAATTCCAAAATTAATAAGTTTTATGAAATTAGATTTAAAATCAATTTTGATACTAATATTTCTTGGATTGTCAATATTATTTGGTTATAAATGGTACTTCTCTGGTGATAAAGCATCAAAAGAAAGAGTCAAACAACTTGAAAAAGAGTTTAAAGACTTAGAGAAGCAAAAAAAGATTGTTGATTTGGAGATATTATCATGGCAAGCTAAGTCTGATAGTCTTAGAAACGTTGATGACAGATTAAAGTCTGAATTAGCAAAACAGGAAAAACTAACTAAAGAAGCTGAATTGGAGGTTAAAAAGTCAAAGGCAAATTTGGATAAAATTAAAAAAGACTTGGATGAAACAAGGAAAAAGATTGAAGAGATTAGAAATAATCCACCTAATAGAACAGGTGATGCGCTCTTAGAGTCTCTAAAAAATAAAACAAAACGTTAATATGAAGAAGTTTCTAACATTGATGATTGGTTTAGCTTTGAGCTTAACATCTTTTGCTCAGTACTCTAAGCCTATAGAATATCCTAAATTTGAAGTTGACTCAAATGGACAACAAGTTTTAGTTATGACTATTGAGCAAGCTCAAGCTCTTGATAATGCTACTGATTTATTAGTTTTACTGGAGAGGCTAAACACACAAATGGGTGATTATGATTCTATATGTGTTAAGGTTATAAATGACAAAGATAAAGTAATTGCTTCTCAAAAAATGGAAATAGCAAAGTTAAAAGAGTCATTAAATAATAAAGATGAGCAAATTAAGGCACTTCAAGGAGAAGTTGCTTCTTATCTTAAAAAGATTATAATATTAGAAGGAGAAGTCTCTAATAGACAAAAAGTTATAGATGAAAAAAACTTACAAATAAGAAACTTAAAAACTAAAATGGTCTTAGGTGGTATTGGTGGTGGAGTAGCAATAGTTGGTTTAGTGCTTGGTTTGATACTCGTACATTAATTGAAAAAAGTGACTTTTTTAGTTTAATATATAACTTATAAAAAATATTCAAAAACAAATGAAGCATATTAGAACATTTGAATCTTACCGTATTAAGAAGAACAGAGAAGAAATAATTAAAGAATCGGTTCTTCAGGTAAATGATATCTACAAAGTAAAGACCATGATTGATATTCCTCAGTCATTGATTAATGCTTATGTTAAAAAAGTAAAAGATACTACTGGTAAAAACTTACGTCAATTTTTTGGTGATGTTGATATTGCTGAAGAAATCGTTAAGTATATCAATATGAATAATCTTGATGTTGATAAGATACCTGGTGGTGCTTTAATGGGTGGTGGTCAATCACAGGCTCAAACACAAACACAGGCTCAACCTCAGGTTCAAACTGAAGCTGAACCTCAGGCACAACCTCAAGCTCAAACACAAGAGGCTCCTCAGGCTCAACCTCAGGCACAGGCTCAAGAATCTCCTCAAGCTCAGGCTCAACCAGCTCAAGGAGAATTTGAAGAGCCTCAATCACAAGCTCAAGGACAGGCACAAGCTCCAGCTCAAGGACAGGCACAAGCTCCAGCTCAAGGACAGGCACAAGAAGAGGAAGAGGCTCCGGCTCAAGGTGAAGAAGAAACTGAAGAGGGTGAAGAAGAACTTCCATTATAATTTGAATATTTAATAATGAAAATACCAAAACCCATCAGAAATGATGGGTTTTTTATTTAATACAAATTACCATCAATGTGATTATCAAATTTTAATATATAAAATAAAAATTTATATTATGAAAATCTGTTGTTCATGTAAGCAAGTAAAAACATTTGAATCATTTGGTAGATTAAGTTCAAGTAAAGATGGTTATAGACCTGATTGTAAAGATTGTAGAAAAATATATTCTGAAAATAATAAAAACAAGCTTAAAGAGTATAAAAAGATTTACTATCAATTAAATAAAGAAAAATGTAATAAATCAAGTAAAAAATGGTACTTGGATAATTTAGAATTTAAAAAAGAATATGATAAAGAATATGTTATTAAGAATAAAGATAGACGAAGTGAGACTCATAAAAAGTGGAGAAGTGAAAATAGTGAAAAGATAAGAGAATATAAAAAAGTTTATTATCATAATGTTACTGTGAATGATCCTGATAAAATGATTAGAGTTTCTGCTAGGTCTTTAGTTAGAAGATTCTTAAAAGTAAAAAATAATAAAACAAATGAAATAATTGGATGTTCTTATGAATATCTAAGACAGTACTTAGAATCTAAATTTGAGAACTGGATGTCTTGGGATAATCATGGTTTATATAATGGTGATTTTAACTACGGTTGGGATATTGACCATATAATACCATTATCATCAGCCAAAACAGATGAGGATGTTATTAAATTGAATCACTATACTAATTTACAACCTTTATGTAGTAAAATAAATAGAGATATTAAAAATGATAAAATTGATTTTTATATATAGTTAATGGTTTATATTAAAAAATTTGAGAGCTTCCAAGTTGAATCTATACTAGTTATTGTTGATGTTCAGAAATCTTTTCGTCGCTTTTTTTCAGAGATGTATTTGAATGAATTGAAAAAATATTGTAAGAACTTTCAAAAAGTTTACCAAATATTTGATAATCATGTGGATGGTAAGAAGGTGGATAAAGACTACTTATATGATGATGAGCCTGAGATTACAATTCATGATGACCTTTATCATTTCCCCAATCAAAAAGATTTAATTGAAAAAAGATATAACTATGATGTTGATGCTGATTTCTATAAAAAGATATTAGATAAAGAAGTTTATCAAGAAATATCTGGCAAAGAAGATAGAAAAGAATTAAAGAAGGGTGATATATTTCCAACCAAAGAAGGAACATATATCGTATATGTTGGTAATAATCATAAATGGCATCATCTTAGTAAAAAGTTATATGATTTACTTTTAAGTTTGAAAAATAAGACAGTCACCATAGTAGGTGGTGCTGATGGTGAATGTTTAGAGGATATTTATATTGCTGCTGTATCTTTAGGTGTTAAAATAAAAAGAGATTGGAAATTCATATACACATCAACAAGTTGTCCTATCCAATAAATCTATTTCCTTTAGATAGATTGTCTTTTGCCCATAGTGGTTGAAAATTTGAATAATGGTTTAGTTTATATATTTCTTCTTCTGATTTAGCATAGCTTATTGGTATTATATGGTCTATGTGCCATAATCCGTAATTTTCCCAAGTCATACCATCTATAAATTTTAATTCTAAATGAATTTTTAAATCTGTAAATTTACAACCAATTATTTCTTCAGATTTTTTTGACTTTTTAATACCATTTGACTTTATATAAGATGATATCATACTTCTTATGGTTGTTGATAGTCTGAATATAATATCGTCTTTTTTCTTATTTTTATAATACTTATTCTTACACTCATTACACTGAGCTGATAATCCGTTTTTCCTACTTTTATCTTTTATGAAATTTTCTTTATCTTTTATGTTCATGCATTTTGTACAAACACTCTGATTTTCATTACAAGAGTGAAACATTCTTCTAATAGTTCTTATTTTTGAATTTGGATCAGATTTTTTTAATTTTCTTTCTTTGCTTTTGTTTAATAGCACATCACGATTGTTTTTGTAGTATCTATTCACTCTATCTTTTGCTTCTTGAGTGTTTACACATTTTCTACACTGTGATCTATAACCATCTTTAGAATCAGATCTTTTTGAAAATTCGGAAATATTTTTAATTTCCTCACATTTACTACATTTTGATATACCAAAATAAATATGGGCAATTTCAACCTTATTATCATTTTTGTAGATTAATACAGAAGAACCTTCTGGAGGAAGAGCTGAGATAAGACCAGTTTTAACTGGCACAAGCGATGAAGTGTTTAAAAAGAAGGAGCTATTGTCTCCCGAAACACATTAGTCTTTAGCTAAATGTGTAGTTCATTTAATTATTTTACAAAGTGTAGTAAATAAGGATCTGATGGGTCGGCAACAGTAGCCCCAACTCTTTGCCAGAACTTTTTACTATCCTTTGTGCATCTTACAAACACTTCATCTTCTAAATAGATGTCAAGTACCTTTTTAGCAAGATATTCGCCTAATCCTTTACCTCTCATATCTGAAAATGCGGACATTATCTCCGGCTTACCGTACTTTGAGTTTGGATTAACCTCTATTTCTACGATTGGTCTTCCATCTAATCTCAACTGATAAAAATCAGTTTCGCCTTTTTTAGCACCAAATGATGGTTTGAATATTGCTTTTTCACCGGTTGGAACTTTGTAAAATTCAACCTTAGATATTAAATCTTCATCAACATAAGACTCAAATGTTTTAATGTACTTCATAATCTATATATAAAATTAATATATACAAAAAAATAATAATAACAACAAACATGCCAGCTCGTTCAAAAACACAACAAAGGTTAATGGGTCAAGCTTATGCTTATAAAACAGGTGAGATAAAAGCTAAAGATTTGAATCCAGATTATGCTGATGAGATAAAAAAATTAGCAAAGTCAATGACTGAAAAACAATTAAAAGATTTTGCCAAAACTAAGCATAAGAATCTTCCAGAAAAAGTAGAAGAAAAAATTAAAAGATTCGACTCTTTTAATGAATCTGATGAGTTTGAAGAATCTATAGTTAAAGTAAAAGTAAAGGATTTAGTAGAATATTTACAATCTTTAGATCCAGAAATGGAGGTTTATCTTGACAAAGATGGTTGGGATTACCATGAGACCGGTCTTGAGACGGTTAAAAATTCTTATCTATTTCATGTTTGGGGTTATAATGGAAAAAAACACTTAACTATAAATAACTAAAAAGTAAAAAGCCAGTCAAATGACTGGCTTTTATATTATTGTTGCATATACTTCATACTCATTTATTTGAAAATAAACTTCCATATATTCTTGAAATCTCTCAGGATCCTCAAATATATCTACTCTGAGTGTGTATGATGTTGATTCTAATTCTGGTATATAATTTATTATTTGACCTCTTAATTCTCCTTCTATTGTTTCGGCTGATAATCTAGTCTCATGTAAATATTTTGGTAAATCACCACCAAAATAAGGATCAAAAAATAATTCTCCTCTATTTGTGAATAGAATCATTTCCCATTTTTGAATAATGACTCTTATCAAATCATCTTCTATGATTTGAGTATCATTAAACCTTGGGTGACCAGGATATAGAATATAAAAATCTGAAAAGTCAAAAGCCATAACATATATATTAATATATTATGGCTCTTTTGTTATAGTAAGGTATCTCTGAATTTTCCAATTATTGTTAGACCTAAAACAATAGGATCTGTATTGGTTTCTAACTTGGATGAGTAGTCGGCAATTATGAAGTTACATTCAAATAATTTATTTACATTTTTACCTTCCGAGATAGACCATTCAATGAATGGTTTTCCTAACAACTTAATCATTATATCAATCTTTTCAGCACCAAAGTTGGTCATTAAAAAATGATATATTTTTTCATAGTCTAAAGATTTGTCATATATACAATTGTATAAATCTAATTTTACTTTATTGGATACATTAGACGAGTTATCTCCAAGACTTCCAGTTTCTAAATAGTTTTGAACTTCAACCATTATTGATCTAAAGTCTGGAAATTTCTTAGTAATAATGGACACTAAGTCTTCTTTAGGTATTTCTTCACCTTCTTTAGGTAGAATTATATTATTAATTCTTTTGTATATCTCTTGTTTAAGATATTTTTCTTCTTCAAGACCTTGATAGTCAAAGTTTATTTGAGGAATTCTCGATTTAATACCATCTGATATCTTATTTAGATGATTTGTAGTAATAATAAATCTTACATTCTTATTATATTTCTCAATAAATGCTTTGAATGCATCTTGAAACTGAGCGGATACTCGCTCAAACTCATCTAAAAAAATGTATTTAATATCAGAGTCGGTCTCCATCATTGGTTTGAACTTACAAAAATCCTCAATATCACTTCTTAATACATCAATCGATGTGTATAAAGATGAGTTCAATTCTAAGTAAGGTTTATCTTTTGTGTATTTTCCTACAAGTATTCTGGCTAAACTGGTTTTGCCTGTTCCAAAGTGACCATAAAATATAAAGTTTTGGTTTATACCATTTTCGAAGTGCTTTCTGATTCTAGGCAGAAGAATGACATCATCCATTGTTTTTGGACGCCATTTTTCCCATAAAAGTAAAGATTTAACAGACATAATATTCAATTAGTATTAGGTATATAAATTCATGAAGAGAAAGTTTATATTTAATATATACTCCTATGATAGGCGAAAGATTTAATTTTGAAGACGTATTTTTTCGTGACTTAACTGTTTGTGTTTTAGATACATTAGAAGGTCAAGTTAAATGGATTAACAGATTCTCATCTGGTGATGTCTTTGTTCAAGTTCCTTTCTACTATTCACTTACCGGAGATGAGAGGTTTCTTTTAGATTCTTTCGCTGATGATATAGTATCTGAAAATAGATTTGTTGAGTTAAATACTGATATGATACCAAGAGGTCATTTAACTATGACTGGTTTTAACATCAAATCTGATGAATTTGCCAATCCTAATGTTTGGTTGAGAATGGTAGTTGAGAATGAAGTAGAGATTAGAAAAGTAATTGCCAAAGTTAGAGCAGTTCCTATTACTGTGAATTATGATTTAGAAATATTATTAAGTTCAGAAATTGACACATTCAAATGCTCGCAAGCCATTATGGATACTCTTTGGTTATATAAATTTATGTATTTTGAATATAACTTTATGAACATAGATGCTGTTATTTTGATGCCAGACTCAAATCAAATTGAGATGACAAGAGAAAAGAACTTAACATCTGATAATAATATTAAGATGAAGGTTTCTTTTACAGTTGAAACATATTATCCAGCATTTAGAAGTGATAGAGTGAATGCAACAGGAACTCCTCAGTACTATGGATCTGGTATGTCTGATTTAAATGGATTTGCTTTTTCTGGTGGCTATTCTGATTTCTTTAATCAACCAGGTCAGGCTACACCTTATGGGCAAACTGGTAGCTTCTATAATACACAAGGTGCTGGATCTCCTACGGATCCATATGGTAAATCTACAAACTCTGACTACTTTATAGCAGGTCCTAAAAGGACTAGATGGTTTAACAACATACTTAGAGCAAGAGAAAAAGCAGCTGGTAATATTAATAATCCAAATGGTTCAAAAAGTCCTAGAGACTCATCAAATCCTTAGTATTTATTTCCTTTAGATCTATTATCTTCTTTTTTTAAAGGTCTTAGATTTGAATAGTGGTTTAATCTTATTATATCATCTATTGTAATTGCATTCGATATTGGTTCTATATGGTCTATTTCCCAATAAGTTCCGTAATTCTCAGTTGTCATATACTGGTCAAATAAACTCATGATGTACTCATTGAAGAAATCATAATCACAGCCAAGTATTTCTATTGTTTTTTTTGATTTTTTTGTGAATTTTCTCAAAAATGAATTTTTAATTAAATTCCTTATATTACCTCTCATTTTAAATAAAGGGTCTTCAATCCTTCTTTTCATATTATATTCCCTAGCTTTTTTAGTATAGTGTTCTTTGTTTTCAATATAGTGTTTTCTTTTACTTTCCTTTAATGATTCTTTATTATTTTTTTTGTATTCTTTTTGATATTCCTTTTGATATAACTTCATATCAAAATTTGGATTACATCTTCTTCCTTTTTTGATGTATTTATACTCTGTGCATTTTTTACAAACAGATCTTACTCCGTATTTACCGTTGGTGTTTTTATAAAATTCTGATATATCCTTTTCTAGATAACATTTATTACAGACTTTATTCATATTATTTAATGTTTTTATAGTATATATAATTTTTCTTTGGGTAAAAATTAATTTTTTACAAAAATTAAAAAAAGGGAGTTTTTGTCTATAATATATAGAGTATATAAAAAAAATATTTTAAATATGAAGAATCTTAAACTTGAGTTATTTAACTTCAAAAAGAATCTTACTCTTGACCAGGAGGAAGTTTCAGTGATAGTTGAGGGACATATGAATGCATGCGCTGATTTATCAGAAAAGCAAGTAATTGTTTCTCTTAATGAAAGACTTAAACCATATACATATGACAAAGATGTAAAATCTTTATTAGAAAGTCTTAATGATGATATGAAAAACTACGAATTATTATATGAATTGAAAAATTTATATAATGTTCTTAATTCTAAGAATCAAGGAGAGCTTTACAGACAACCATTAAACGTTGTTCTTCAAACTATTAACTTGGAAAGTGATCAAGATAGAATGTCTAAAATTCTTAACGAATTGGCAGTTTATGATTGGGTTCCTGAGGTTAAATTATTCGTTCATAATTTAACAAAATCACCTGAGAAGAAAACAAATCTTTTAAGTGGTGGTAAAGGTGAATCTACATTCACTATCGTAGAGCAAGTAGAAGATGGTCACGTTGCTTTAGTTAAAGATTCTTGGTTTTTATTAAGTGAAAATGCAATTGAAAAAACATTATTAGAAACACATGTTAAAGATGAAGAAACTCTTAAATCTTTAAGAATGTTGGAAACGGCAATGAAATATGCTCAAGTTAGCGAAGACAGAGTTAATTTCAGAATTTCTGAATACTTAACAATCGGTCTTTCTGTTGGTAAAAAATCTGGTCTTTATATCAACGATGATGAGTTAAATGAAGATACTACATTGGAGTCTTTATTCTCATCTCCAATTGTTCCTATTGTAAATAAAAACTTCTATCCTATCTTACTTGAAGTTTCTAAAAACTTAGACAAATTTGTAGAATTAGATGTTGTTAAGAGAGTTAATAACTTAGTTAATCCATATTTAGAAGTATTCGCATTTAATTATAAAAACAATGTATTTGTTTATAGATGTGATGAAAGATACGGTAACTCATTCTTCAAATACGAATCAGCACTTGAATTAGTAAATGAAGTTAGAAATGAATTAAATTATGATTTAACTTATTTCTTCGAAAATAAATTAGATAAAGAATTAGTTGTTAAAAGAAAACTTGAAGATAAAGAAAGAGAAATCACTCTTAAATTAGAAGATGTTGATTTTAACATTAATAAAGTTAAAGGTTCAATTCAAATGATTGGTGAATCAGAGGTTTTAACTACAGCTCTTAAAAATCTTGAGAAGAGAAAAGAAAACTTGAATAACGAGTTACAAGCTACTAAAGAGCTTCAATACAAAGAAAGAATTAAGCTCTAATATCAAATATTGATTAAAAATCCTCAAAGAAATTTGAGGATTTTTTCATTTTAAAATGAACTTACATGTTACATGTCTATATAACATGAAAGGTAAAAGAATTTAATTTACTAAATTCTTAAAAAATAAGAACCTATGAATGTATTTGAATAATAAAGACTTGTATGTTGAGATTATCGTCTCAAAAGCCCAAGGAAAACTTACAAGAAACGCTGAGAAAATGTTAGAGCTTTTAGCAAAAAAAACCATTAAAAAAATGAGATACTGGTCTAATGATGATAAGTTAGATTGTTACCAATCAGGACTTTTAGATATGTTCCAAAATTGGTTTAATTTCAATGAAGATAAATCAGTAAATGCCTTTGCTTACTTTACAGAGGTCTTCAAAAGAGGAATAGCAAAAGGTTATAATGAATTATACAAAAAGAAAGGTGATAAC